TGCTTAGCGGCTCCGTAAAGAAGTCGCGAAACACGTTCCACCCGTGGTTGGATTTTTCCATACCCGACGTGGAGGACGGGAAAGCCTTTGCAAAAGGCTTTGCCATCAACCTGTGAATTACGTCTAAGACGACCTTCAAACAGGCAGAACCCATGGTAACCGCTCGCGATTTCCCAGGTTCAGCTACCATCACGAGCCGCAATTTTCGCAGCTTATCCGGTGGTAGAGAGAGTACTTCTTCTAGGGATCTCCAGAAGACGTACTCCCCAACTGTAGTTTCGTCCATAGTGACGAAAGACTCAGTCGCGCCGTTCTCAAGGTTTAAGATTTTCACCTTGCGACCGGCTCTACCCAAGAAGACCAGTTCATTGACTGCTTCCAGGGTACCCCCATCCTTGACGCTCTGCTCATAGCAGGCGTTGGTGGTGATCCTGACCCGGGCAGCCGTTGCCAACCCGGTCAGGGCCTCGTCGGTAATCTCCTTAAGGAGACTATCCGATGCGAGCCGAATCAACGCCCAATCGTCTTCTGCGATTGGCGCCGGTTCAGTTGACAGTAACCTAAGGCATTTTGCCTTGGACTGCAACGCGACGATAGGGGGTGGGGTTCCCGCCCCCCTCGTCTGGGAAAGGATGCTGAGTACTTGTACTCTAACATCACCTTTCAGCTTCTGGAACCGCTTCGCTGGGAAGCGGAACTGGAAGAGCCAGGGGTGAGTTAACTCCCCCGGCATCAAGTCTTCACGGGCCGTGTGCCCCTGGAGCTTGAAGAACTTACGGAGCCCCTTTAGGGCCGAGTAGTTCGAGACGAGTTCTAGGGCGCAAGGCCTCAGTTCTCCGTCGAGGAATTCATCTGTTAAAAGACACCAGATGTTTCCTAGGGTGAACATGTCGAATCTATCCCATGTCCATACCTCCGCGGGATCAGCCAGAAATCTCTGGATGAACACCCCGTCCACCGTCTTGAGGCACTCTAGGAGCCTCTCACAGCGGTGCTGCACTGTACTGGTCGTATTTCCGACCATCAATGCATCGTGGTCCGAACCGGAGAATTCCGGGTCCCGACCACAGGACAGGAAGGAGACTAGTCTCTTCTTCAGGTCCCTGGCAAATAACCGCTCGCGTTTGTCTGCGGTTTTGTCACTACACAGCTGGGTTATCTTTCTACCCCAGAATGTGTGCTCGAAGATCACGAACTCTCTGAGTTTCGCGTCTTTGATCCGGCTGAATTCTATCGGCCGGGATCCCGTGTAGCCCCCCTTTAGGAGGAGCCATACGGGAAGTGTGTCCTGCAGGCGTGTAACGTCTGCATTCCACTCAACGATCTTGGGTGCTGGCAACCCAAGCTCGTCTGCCAACGACTTCGCACGATACGTCTCGAAGTAGTCGGAGCATTTTACACGAATCGCATCGTATTCGTCCAAAATGCACTGGGCAAGGTTAGGATCAACATCCACCGCGCCCTGGGAGTCACTATGGGATACTTCCCATGGTTGCCCCGAGCCCTCGACGGAGTAGGATTCTCCTCTCTGTCTGGGCAGGTACTCCTCGTCGATCATTGATCGAACAAGGGATACTGAACCATCGTCTTGGTCAATGACCTCGACGTGTTCCAGGCGGTTATACCGGACATCTTCCGGTACCCCCGCCTTCAGTCCTTCCAATGGAAATCCCATTTGGAGGACTGCTGTAAGGGATTCAGCGTTATTTAACGACCTGCTTCCCATACCGCACAATGTGAGGCAGGATGGAACCTGCTTCGCAAGGTGATACCTAGTTGACCCGAAAATTCGGGTCATCTCGGCAGAGACCACAATCTTCCCCGTTGAGGGGAGCCTGTGGACCTCGTCCCTACCCCGGTAATACTTACCGAGGCAGGACGGCATGTGAGTTAGTCGCCTAAATGACGACACACCCGCATATGGTCCTTTTGGGGGACTCACCCCCTCTGGACCGCTTGTCTTC